GCCGGACTACGTGGCGCGCATGATCGACAACAAGCCGGTGCCGATGCAGCACGGGCAGCCGGTCTACCCCCAGTTCGATTTCGAGCGGCATGTGCGGCCGCTCGAGTTCGATCCCAAGCGCATGCTGGTGATCGGCTTCGACCAGGGCCTGTTCGCCTCGGCTGTCGCCGGCCAGCGCACGGCCCAGGGCTATCTGCGGTCGCTGCGCGAGGCAGTGAGCTTCCTCGAGGCGGGCAAGACGCTGCGCAAGATCGGGCCCGCAGCCTTCGGCCAGATGGTGCGTGCGATGATGGCCGAGCACTTCCCTGACGTCGATCCCGATCGGGTGCGCTTTGTCGGCGATCCTGCGGCCTGGCGGGCCAAGGACAACGAGGATGACGAACGCGACTGGATCCGGGCGTTCGAAAAGGCGCTGGGCCACAAGGCGCACAAGGCCAAGACCAACCGGGAGGCGCTGCGCCAGGAGGCGATCTGGAAAGCGCAGGCCGACCACGAGGGCTATGCCGTCGATCCGGCCTGCAAGCACCTGATCCGGGGGCATCTGGGCGGCTACCGTTACCGCGACGCCGACATGAAGGATGGCGAGACGCGCGGTCACCTCGAGGTTGCCGACACGATCTACACGCACGTCTGCGACGCCGAGCAATACCTCGCGGTCGAGGGCGAGCACGTGATCTCCGACATTCGCGGCCGCCCGCGTGCGACCGGCCGGCCCATCGTCAACGACAGCGATTTCGACGTGTTTTCAGGAGGGTATTGATATGCAGCTGTTACCAATGGCGCTGGTGGGCGGCCTGGGTTTCGCCGGCGTGAAGGTGCTCGGCAAGATGTTCGGCGGGGGGCAAAAACAGATCGACCCGGTCGGCCAGGTCACCCGCGACGATGCTGCTGCAGCGGTGTCCGCGTCCGATGCCCTGGCGCGGCGCCAGGGGAGCGCCGCCGACATCCTGACCGGCACGCGGGGCGCCGAGGCGTTGACCGGTTCCACCGGCAAGCTGGTGCTGGGCAACTGATTTCCAACCACGGAAAGGACCCGAATATGGAAGAAGAAACTGCACTCACAATCGAAGGTGTCACTGCTGAGCGTGACAACCTTCAGTCGATGATCGCCGTTCTGGATGGAGAAATGACACGTCTCGCGCTCCCCTTCGACTCGACAAAGTCGATCACGGAGAACGCGGCCGACGCGATCGGCAGCCTGCAGGACAAGCTCGGCGAGCTCGAAACCGAGCTGGGCGTGCTGAAGACGGAAAAGGCTGCTCTCGAGGGCAAGCTCGCCGCGATCGATGCCGCCCCCAAGGCCAAGTCGCACAAGGCGCCCAAGCCCCGGGCGATCGCGCCGCTCGATGCCGATGCTCCGTCGTCGCATGAGCTGCTCGAGCTCATCCGCGCCGCCGAGCACGTCGAAATAGCATTCAGCAACGGCAAGCGCGAGATTGCCGACATCCCGGCGCGCGAGATCTCCGGCGACGCCTGGGCGGTGACCGTCGCGGGCGTTCAGCTGCGCGGCGTGGATATCGAGCTCGCGGGCGTCGGCGGCGCGGTCGATATCGCGGGCTACGGCCTTCTGCTCGATGGCAAGCTCGTCGCCTACCGCAGCCGCATGGAGCCGCTGCGCGTCGCACCCGGGGCCAAGGTCAGCCTCGCTGGCGATATCGTGTTCTGACGTAAATTCGCGACATATCCGCTCCGCTTCGGCGGGGCGGGTAACACTGAAATTCAAGGGATTGGGCGGGCAAATGGACGACAAGCTGCAGGACGAAGATCTGGCCAAGGCCGATATCCGCGATCACGAACGCCGCCGCAGCGAACGCGCGCCCTGGGAGAGCACCTGGCGGCAGATTGACGAACGCTTCCCCGACGGTGCCGGCGGGTTCAACAAGACCAGCGCCGGCGCGATCCGCGGCGAGCGCAATTTCGACACGACGCATATCACTGCCAATGAGCGGTTCGCCGCTGCCGGTGTCGCGATCACGACGCCGGCCGAAAAGGACTACATCAAGCCGCGCTTTGCGGATCCCGAGTTGATGAAGATCCGCGCGGTGAAGCTGTGGTGCGAGAACGCCGGCCGCCGCCTCTACGCGATTCGCCACGCCGCCCGCACCGGGTTCGGCATTGCTGCCAACGAGGACTGGGACCAGCTCGGCCGTTATGGCACTTCGCCGTTCTGGACGGACGTCAAGCCCGAGGGCAATGGCCTGTTCTACCGGGTCCTGCACCTCTCGGAATGCACGATCGACGTCGACTATGCCGGCGAGGTCGACACCGTTGACCGGCGCTATTGCCGAACGGCCGGCCAGCTGGAAGCGTTCTTCGGCAAGGACAACCTGACCCCGAAAATGATCAAGGCGCTCGACGACGACAAGCCGGAGACGGAATTCGAGATCCTGCATGTCGTCGCTCCCAACCGTAGCTGGGACCGCGACAAGTTCGACTGGCGGCGTTTCCCGATTTCGTCGCGCTATCTCGCGCTCGACGAAAAGATGTTCATCCGCCGGAAGGGCTATCATACGATGCCCATCGCGGTGTCGCGCCACATGACCAGCGCCGGCGAGAAATACGGGCGGTCGCCGGGCATCAAGATGCTGCCCGCGATCCATGGTCTCAATGCTATGAAGCACACCACGCTGCGGGCCGCGCATAAGGCGGTCGATCCGGCGCTGCTGTTCAACAACGAGGATGGCATCACCCGCCTGGCGACGAAGCCTGGCGGGATGAACCCGGGGCTGGTCGACGACATGGGCCGCGCCAAGGTCCAGCGCATGCCGGGCGGTGAGAACGGGATCCCGATCACGCTCGAGATGATGGAAGGCGAGCGCCGCGAGCTGCGCACCGCCTTCCTCGAGGAGTTCTACAAGATCCTGACCGACCCGAATTCCCGGATGACGACGACCGAAGTACTCGAGGTCATGTCGAAACAGGGCATCCTGGTCCGGCCTTACGCAAGCCGCTACGAGACCGAAAAGCAAAACCCGGTGTCGCAGCGCGAGCTTGATCTCGCGATCCGGTGGGGCCAGCTCGAGGACTTCCCGCCAGAGGTGCGCGAGGCCGGCGCCTGGCCGATCGTCGAATACGACAACATGCTGGCGGCAATGGCGCGGGCGGAAAGCACCGCGAAAACGCTGCGGTTTATCGAGGCGATCACGCCGATCGCCCAGGTCGATGACGGGGCGATCTTCGATTACCTCGACACCGATGCCATGGTGCCCGGCATCGCCGAGGAGATCGGCGTCAAGCCGAGCTATATCCGCGATCCCAAGGATGTCGCCAAGATCCGGCAGGCGCGGGCCGAGGAAAAGCAGCAGGCCCAGACAGTCGAGCAGCTGCAAGGCGCGGCCGATGCCTACCAGAAAATGGCCAAGGGCAATTCGCTGAGCGAGGCGGCCTGACATGGCGGTGACGCCGGAAAACCGCCGGCTCTTCCGGTGGATGATGCTCTCCCGGTCGGTCAAGGAACTGATCGCGGGAGCCATGCCCCGGGGCTGGTTCTACAACTGGCTGTTTCGGGGCGAGAATGGCGATCTCCGGCGGGTTGGCGAGCATGTTCTCGCTGATCTCCGGTGGTTCTGTTACCTCGAAACCGGCACGATTTTCGACACCGATCCGCTGATCATGGCCCGCCGCGAGGGGCGCCGCGAGGTGGCGATGCGGATCATCAACCTGCTCAACCTGGACGAAGCTGCCGTCCAACAACTCATGAGGCTTGACGATGGACTTTCAGAATTCTGACGACGGCGCTGGCGCGGGTGCCGGCGCGGATTTCTCGGGCGTGTTCGGCGGCGGCGAGGGCGGCGCCGGTGCCGGGGCCGGTGCCGGTGCCGGCGGCGGGGCGGCAGCGGGCGGCGCTGACGGCGGCGCTGCCGGCGAGGGCGGCGCCGGCCAGAGCGATGGCGGTGCGGATCCTGACTGGTATGCCCAGCTCCCCAGTGAGCTCGGCGAAGGCGAGAGCGCCAGTTTGCGCGATCGCGTCAAGGCGGCGGGGGTCAAGGACGTCACCACGCTGGCAAAGCGGTTTTTCGACACCCAGCGGGCGCTCCACGACAGCGGCCGCATCAAGGTCCCGGGAGAGGGCGCGAATGCCGAAGAGGTAGCGACCTTCCGCAAGGCGATCGGCGTGCCCGACGATGCCAAGGGATACGAGATGCCCGTGCCCAAGGGTGCGGACGGTCAGCCTCTCAAGGGCCCCGACGGCGAACCGGTCAAGCTCAATGCCCCGCTGCTCGAGCGCCTCGCGAATGTCGCGCACCAGGCCGGCGTGCCGAAGGCCGCTTACGACGCCCTGGTGCAGGATTTCGTGCAGGGCCAGCTCGAGGAGCTTGGGGCTTCCGATGCCAAGGCCCAGGCTGATGCCAAGGCCAAGGTTGCGGAATGGGGGCGCGAGGCACCGGCCAAGCAGCAGGACGTCAATCGCGGGCTGCAGGCGCTTGGCCTGTCGCGCGACGAGGCGCTGGCTGTGCGTTCGGCGCTCGGCGCCGGCCGTGCCATGGATATTTTCCAGAAGCTCGGTTCCGGCTTGGCTGAGGATGTGATGATGGCAGGAGGCGGCGGAGGCCAACGGTTTGGTATGTCGCCGAGCGAGGCGCAGGCCTTCATCGACGGCGCCAAGAAGGACACGACACTCGGAGCCAAGGTCATGGTCCCTGGTTCGCCAGAAGCGGCGCGATATAATCGCGCGATCGAGGTCGTCGCGGCAGAACAGGAGCGCCAAGCTCGCGGAGGTTGAAACGCCTCTTGACGTAGACGAAGCGTTGAATCATTTTACGCAGCGTCGGTGGCGGGGGGTCATCGAACCCGTCTGACTTCCCGCCACCCGCTTTTAGTCCTGGACTCGCCGACGTGTCGGCCCCGGGCCCAGCTGCGGAGACAGCCGCCGACCGCGGGCGTAAAACGATAGAGAGGCCGGCCCATTGGGCCACTCGCCCTTCGCAATCCGGTAAAACCCGTTTTGACGAAAGGGCAGGGCAATGTCCCAGAACGTACCCGCAACATTCCAGGTCAAGTTCCAGAACAACGTCGAACTCGTGCTGCAGCAGCAGAAGTCGATGCTGATGGATGCGACCGACATCACTGACGATGTCAGTGCCGAGAAGATCAAGGTCAAGGACCTGATCGGCAACAATACGCCGCAGGAAGCCGATGAGCGCCACGGCGACACCAAGTACAACAACAACACCCATGACGGCGTCTGGCTGGCGAAGACCAACGAGCTCTATGACGCGGTCCTGGTCGATGACGCCGATCAGCTGTCGACCGCGATCGATCTCAAGGGGTCCTACACGATGGCATCGGTGGGCGTTCTGCAGCGCGCGACCGACCGCCGGATCCTCGAGGGCTTCTATGGCTCGATCATTTCCGGCAAGGAAGGCACCACCACCACTGCGTTCCCGGCCGGCCAGATCGTGCCGGTGACCACCGGCGGCGCAGCCGGCGCGCAGCGCATGAATACTGCCAAGCTCCGCGCGGCGAACAAAATGCTCATGCAGGGCTATGTCGATATGAGCCTGCAGCGCTACATGGTGCTGACCGCCGAGCAGAATGACGATCTGCTGACCGAGGTGCCTGCGACCAGCGACGACTTCAAGTCAGCGTTTGGCGGCGTCGTTGAAGAGGGCGTGCTGAAGAAGCTGCTGGGCTGGAACTTCATTCCGATGGAGCTGTCAAACCCGGCGCTGGTGACCGTGCCAGCGCTGTCGCTCGATGGCAGCGGCTACCGCAAGACGCCTTTCTGGGTGAAGGGTGGCATTCGCACCAACTACTGGCGCCGGGCGCGCACGTCGATCGACAAGATGCCGGGCAAGGTGCTGGCCACCCAGGTCTTCGCCGGCACCACGGTTGCGGCGACCCGCACCCAGGCCGGACGCTGCGGCATCATCCTCAACAGCGAGGCGTAATCCACGACGGCGGGGGCCTCGGCTCCCGCCGCTTTAGGCCATGACGGCCGCATCCAGCGGCTCGAGCCAGGACAAGGAACCACACGATGGCAACCTACTACGCAAAGCAGTTCATCGGTGTCGCGGACAGCACCAAGGTCCCGCCCGATCGTGCCGACGGTCGCCAGGTCGGCGCCAAGGAAAGCACCACCGTCGCGACCAAAGACAACGTCAACGCGACCGCCGCCAACGATCTGATCTACGTCGGCCGGATCCGCGCCGGCGAAATGATGGTGGGCTTCTCGGGCCTGACGGACACCAGCTTCGGTGCGGTCACCATCTCGGTTGGCACGGTCACCAACCCGACCAAGTACGTGAACGCGAAGACGCTCACCGCGACCGACGTGCCGACGGCGCTGGGCCCGAATGCAGCCGCCTTGGCGGCCGGCCCGCTGACTGCCGACGAAGACATCTACGTCAAGGTCAGCGGCGTCATCGCGGCGGCCGTGGTGGCGGAATTCATCACGCGCATCGCCAGCGTGAAGTGAGTTCCGGCCCCGGGTGAGAACCCGGGGCCGGCGGGGGGGAGCCGGGCTGCGTCGAGGCGTCATGCTCTCCCCCGCAACTGAAAACGGGAGCGACGACTATGGCAGCCCAGTACAAGTTCACCGCACAGCGTGGCAAGGTCGCCCTCAAGGATGTCGCTGTCGCTGCCGGCAGCGCCGAGGTGCAGAGCGACACGATCTCGATCAACATCGATGTGACGAAGCTGACCAAGGGCGAAACGCTGATCCTGATCGACAAGATCAAGGAGAAGATCTTCGCGGGCAAATGGCCGCCGATCTGAGGTAACGCCCGGTGGCCTCCTACGTCCAGATTGCCAACCTCGCGGCCGAGCTGATCGGCACCGACGCCCGGTTGACCAGCCCCGACGATGATCGGGTGCTGGCGCGCAACGTCAAAGCGGTGTGGGATCTGCAGCGCCGGACCGCGCTCGGCGACGGGGCCTGGAATTTCGCGACAAAGCGCCAGGCGCTGCCGGCCCTGGTCGACGCGGTGCCCTATCCGTTCTCCTATGCCTACAAGCTGCCGGCGGATTGCCTGCGTCTGCTCGAGGTGCTGAACCCGACGGCGCGCGAGAGCTACCAGCTCGAGGGCGGCAACATCCTGTGCGACACCGCCGCCCCGCTCTACATCCGCTACCTGTTCGACGTGACCGAGCCGGCGCTCTGGGACGAAGGCTTCGCCGATGCATTTGCCCGGCGGATTGCCTTCACGATCGGCCGGCGCATTGCCGGTTCGACCTACGACACTGCGGCCGGGTGGCGGCTTTACCAGGACGCGCTGAACGACACCAAGGCGCAGGACGCACGGGAAAACCCGCCGATCGAGCAGGAAGAAAGCAGCTGGATCGAAGCGCGCCTGGGAGGGTGCTACTGATGCGGCACCTGCTGCCCGGGTTCCTGGCCGGCGAGATCGATCCCCTGATGCAGGGCCGGGTCGATACCGACAACTATGCCTATGGCCTCGCCACCTGCGAGAATTTCATCGCTCTGGCCCAAGGCCCGCTGGTCAAGCGCAGTGGCTTCGAATTCATCCGCGATGCGGCGCCGACTGCCAGCTGGCTCGGGGCCTTCCGGTTTTCGACGACGCAAGAATACGTTATCGAGTTCAGTGAGGCCAAGGCCCGATTTTATACCAACGGCGGCCGGATCGAGAGCGATCCCGTCACCCCCTATGAAATCGTGCTGCCTTACACGGCGGCCGAGGCACCGGCGTTGTCGGTCCAGCAGAACTACGACCGGCTCTACATCAATCATTCAAGCCATGCGCCAGGCGCCATCAAGCGCCA